CGATATGCAATTGGTTGCATGTATTCATCAACAATCACGCCAGCAAAAATGCGCATGCCCTTGTATCGGCCATCTGTGACTGTATGTCCACCATTCAATCCAAATGATCCAACCCTGTGCGCTTCTAAATATTGAAGCTTTGGAAATCCTGTTTTGGCGTTTTCGGTTAAGACAATAAAGTAATCACCATCAACATCGATGGTCTTTGATCCCAGCCAAGCAGACTTGCGAAATGAAAAAGCACTTCCGCGAGTATCAAGTAACCTATCAATTTTTACAAAGTCTTCTTCAACAGCCATCGCAAATTCTGTGTTTGCGCTGAATGACTGCAAACGCCATGCGTTGCCATAAACATAATTTGCCTTCTGCTTAACAGCACCAGACACAGTTGAGAATGATTGGTAAATGTATCGGCTATCACCAAGCAGCATTTTCTGCCTGTTTTCCACCATCAATTCAGCGATGTCACGCGCTAGCTTTCCGCGCCCAAATCTGCGTTGATCATCTGCGCCACCCGGATAGAACTCATTTGTTCCACCTCTGCCCCAAAATGAAGTCACACCGGAAGTAATTTTCTTTAGCTTAGGCAGTAGTTTTATTGGTTTGATCGCCATTAGTATCTTCCTCCGGATTGATCAGCAAAACGAGCCTTGCTGACGTTTGTGACTTGGTTGCCAGCATCGATGACATAATCATTCATTTCTGAATCGGTCATTTGACCTCCAGATGCACCGCCAGTTGTGACAACACGATAGAGCAACCTCAACTGCTCAATAAAATCAGATGCCGACCAATCGGCTGGCAACTCATATTGAAATTGCTTTCCTGCAACATTTGCAGAGACGATTCTAGCACCGCCCCTTGACTGAGTATCAAACTCACCTACCGCCAATGTCTCAATAATTGACAAAGCGGTTGCCGCGTCTTTTGACGCTTTTATCCATATAACAAACAAAAGACTTCTCATGTATCTTTGTTATGAGCAAAAAACACAAAATTGTCAATGCGCCCAAATTGATGAAATAGTGGATCGTCAAAACCCCAATGTTTTCGCGCCCAAAAAAAGCCGCACATTTCTGTGCGACTTGATTGGTGTTGTTGCAATTAGAAAAGTCTGCGGAATTGCGGAAGGCTATGTAGCCATGATTTTACAACCATAACTTTTAATCCTTCAGCTTCCATAGCTTTCCCTAATTTTACACGTGCTTCTAATGTTTTTGGAATGCTTACCCAACCTTCAATTTTAGAATTTTTATTATGGTTTGGTTTCCAATAGCCTAAGTTTTTTGCACATTTTTTATGTATGCTTTTCCAAGGCTCTTTATGAATAGATAAATATTCATTAAGTGGTCGCAAATCCCAAACGTGTTTGTATGCACCAGTTTCTTTAGGGTTATCAATTATTTTCATATTGTTATTATTATTTATTGGTTATTTCAATGAACTTGCCGAGTCAGAAGTGCTACGGCATAAACAGCTTACATTACTTTTTAAGTAATGTCAATACAATTAATCTGACTCAATATCACTTGCGATGTTTTCAGTTCCAAGTGACTTGCACATTGCAGCGCAAACAACCTGCATTGCTTCGCAGTCATAAAAGTGATCGTTGTGCTTGTCGCGATTGATCCAATCATAATAAACAGAACCATCTGGCTTAGTCTTGGCGATCTTTGCCCATGCGTTGATCTGCCTTTCATACATTGCTCCGGCATCATCGGCATGCGTCCAAATTGGTTTGCCCCTGTGATCATTCAGCGACCGCATTAAGCTCAATCTGTTCTTGGCTGATTGCTTGGAAAAGAAAAATTGCCCAACCCTTGCTGCTCTGCTCATGGCCGTCCCGTCATATGCATCAACTGGTTTAATGTCTGAATAGATGCGCCTAAACCCGTCTTGATTCAAATAATCCTTTGCGCTGTCACCACGAAACACCATCCAATTGTTTTCAAGCGCAATCCGCTGCACTTGGTTGGTGTTGTAATTGCCATCAAGGAAAACGCGACAAGCACCGCCAGAACCAAGCGCATGTTGTGGAATCTTCCACTTGTCGCATGCTTCCCGAATTTCGGCTGCCGTCACGACTTTCCTGCAATCTATCAACCGCGAGCGCAATGTGCCTTCTACAATCGCCCATGACCGAATCACAAAATAGTAATGATCCTTCTGCACATCAATTGTGCAAAACACAAATTGGTTTGGAACATCCCAAATCTCTTTTAAGTCATATCCACCTGCCGCGCTTTGTTGTTTATCGGCTGACACATAATCTTCATCTGCCCATGATTCTGCCAATCGTTTGCGCACGAAGTTCTCCAAAGAATCTAATGCACCGCGTTCCCTGTCTATCTGCGCCAACTTAAATTGTTCAACCAAGCTTGTCCATTCAACATGCGCCATTGCGTTGTAATTGTAAAAATCAAACTTCGCATCACCTTCTGGATTTAATGCAATGTATTTGCCAGACTGGTTTCTAGTTTTCTGCTTTGCTGGCGATGCGTCCAGCTTGCCGCCACACAACTGACATTCGTAGTAAACAGATGCAGCCAACTTTGAAAAATCGATGCGCCCTGTTTCGGTCATGTAATCTTCTTTGTTTGCCCAACGCATGCCGCCCATTGGTATTTCATCACCAGAAGCAGGTTGCCGCCAGATGTATGGGATAAACTCACCGCAACAATCACATTTCACATGCCATGTCTTTTGCGCTGATCTTATCCACATATCATCCAATTCGCTTCCCTTAGTCTGCCCAGAAGTTGGCAAGAACATTTGCGAAGACCATGTGTAGCTGCTCATGCGGTCTTTGATCTGATCCAACCAATTGTGGCCATACGCCCATGATTCATCCGCGCTGATCCGTTCTAATGTCTTAGAATTTCGAGCCGCCAACACATTAGCAGACAACAAACGTATTGCGCCAAAGTTGGTTGATGTAAAAAACTTGGTGCGCCTGTATGGTTGGTTTGGTATTAAGTTTAGCACCGCATCGGTTGAATCAATCAATGGCGTAAACTTGTCATCTGAAAATTCCTTTAGTGCGGCTTCAGTCAAATCATACATTGCCGCCCGTCCCGGCTCAATGTTCAGACAATACAAATGCCACATCTGCGCAATCAGCGTTTTGATGTGCTGCACCGACCCAATCAACCCAACTATTTTGCCGCGACTTTCTGCCAATGCGTTTAATGGCTCAACAAGTAATGGATGAAACTCTGGATTAAAACTGCCATAATCCAAACTGATGTTCCGTTCAGACCATTTGATTGGATCAATCTTCTTGTATTTATTCAGTAGTAACATCAACGCCTTCCAAATAGTTTTCGCCTTCTGATTGAACGCAACTGATGACCCAAGCTGGCAACTTCACATGGCTTTCTGATTTGGAAAGTGCTTTAAATCCTTCAAAGATGCGGCCACCCAATATGGCTGGTGCTAGTATTTCGTAAATCTTGGCTGGTGATGATTCTGCCGCCAAAACTTCTGCAATCTCTTTGATTTGCGCTCTAACGCATGCGTTCCCGGCATAAACAACTGCGGCTAAGATTCGTTCAATGTCTTCCCTTGGCATCATTTCGCCCTTCTCAATGCCAAGCTTCTTTATGTGCGCTTCTGATTCGCGAATGCATTTTTCTGCCTTCAACAGCAGATCGTTCCAATGCTTCACTTCATCTGCCAAGTCTGCTTTGGTTGCCACATTCAATTGCTCAACGTAGTAATCGCGGAAGTCTTCCAACGTCTTGCGGTCTTCAGCTTCAACCACAATCTTTTGTATGACATTTTTTGATGATTGTTTTTCAACCCTTTCAATCCCTGCCTTCAATTCCTTTGGCATACGTTGCCGATTAAGCCGCAGCCATCTGCACAACGCTTGCATGTCATTCATTGGTGCGCCTTGTTGTTTCCAACGGCTCACCATTTTTTGACCAACTCCAAAAGTATCTGCAATTTGTTGCTGTGTCATATTAGACATTCTAATTCAATTTTAGTTTCGCGTAAAAAAACGCACCAAGTCATCTCACCCAAGACGATCATCAATTCAAAAGATTCCTTGTATGGGGATGCAAAAAAAATAAATGCCGCACCATTTGTAGTAAAGATTTGATGCTGTTGCATTAATTTTTGGCCGTGTAGTGCGTTTAAACGGCATCCCTGCCCTTCAGCGCATCCAATCCCATGCGCAGCACTTCAGACTTTGATTTGCCTAATGCCTGTGCCTGCTGTTGCAATTGCTCAATGTAAGCCATTGGCATGCGGAAGCTGACCATCTTACTGGTTGCTGGTTTGCCACCATTGGCTGTGCAATGTGGGGATGGGATTTGATCTGTCATATTATTTTGTTCCATGTGTTGAGTTGTATGGGATAGGGTATGGCGGTCAATACTTTGTATATACAATCACAAATCTATTGCCCTGTTTGATTGTATTGACCTGCTACATCATCACCCTTAAGGGAATTGATTAATATGATCAAGCAGGCATAATGTGTGGCGTAAACGCCCCACACAGACCTTTTAAGTGCCGATTTGATGTGATGTATCATATTGATATGATAGTGCATATGTCGCTTGTTTACTGGCATTAACGGCTGGTCTATCATATTAGATTGGAAATTTGTATGATTAATATGATAGAGCAGGATTTTAGCGATAATATGCGTTTTCATGTTTTGCCGCTGAATTGACCAATTTGATCACTTGGATGGCATCAATGTCTTTGATTCGTCTGATGAATTGTTGCTTACTAATGCCCAAATTCATATCACCAAAGAATGCCGCTTTGTCTTCACCAGATGGAATCAATGCCAATAATTTGTCATCACCCTGCTTTTTCTTTGCGCCCGGCTTGGCTGCCCTTGATGCATCCAAATCTTCTGACAGCACCCAATGTGGATAATCCCAACGCGCCACAAATGATGGCGTTGATTTAAATGAGCGCACCACACTTTCCACAATATAGCATCCCTCGTTCTCATGGCTAATGATTGAGATCAGTCCATCCATCTCACCCACAACAGATGATGCGCCACGGAAGCGATCAATGACATCCTTGCCAGCTTGCCCACCCTTGCCAAAGTGGTGAATCAATATTGGTGTTATGCCGTATTTGGCTATGATTTCATCCATCCATGACCCAATGGCTTTCATGGCTGCGTTGTCGTTCTCATCATCCGCGCTGTTAAATTTGTAAAGACAATCAAGAATGATTACGTCAAATTGGTGCGCTTCAATGGTCTTCAGAACCCTGCTCAATGATTCGGTGCTTCTCACATCATAATGATGGCGAAGACTTAGCCTTGCCAAGTTCTCTGGAACATCCCAATTGCATGCTGATGCACAACGCTCGTTCAATTCCCATTCATGCAATTCAAAATCAACATACAAAACCTTTTGCGGTTCTGGTGCCGCCCATTGCAAGAATGGTTGCCCGGAAGCCATGCAGGATGCCAATGACATGGCAAAATGCGACTTCCCTGCCTTTGCAACGCCACCAATCAACAGCTTTGACTGTGCATACAGTAAGCCATCAATGATCACATCTGGCCGCCTTGCAATGGCTTCAACAGATGATCTTGGCGTTCCTTCATTGCCAAAATTGACGTTGTAAGTCTGTCGCTGCACGTTTGTTGCGATCAATTCCAACAACCCTTGCGTTGTCCAACCTTCAGCCACCGCATCAGCCGCATCCCATCCATCTGCCTTGTCGCTTGGTGCATCGATCAGATTGCCCTTTGTGATGCCTTGCAGTTGCTTTGCGGCTTCCCTGCCTGGTGCATCGTTGTCAGCCCAAATTGATACCTTTCTGCCCTCTAAAACAGCCCAATCGGATTGGTTGATTGCTTTACTGCCGCCAGCCCACGAAAGCACCACATGATCTGGCAATTTTCTAGCTAATGCATCAGCCGCCTTTTCGCCTTCCACAATGACAACATCGGCATTTGGCATCTTGTTAAGCAATTCGCCTTGGTATAGCGGTCTTGGCGCGTTGAATGCCTGCCACTTCCATGTGCATCTGTCTGTCTTCTTGTGGCGCATCCAACTGCATTGGCTGATGGTCTTACCACCATCTGGCAGATTCCAACGCAT